GTCAGTCCAGGCAGCGATTTGAATGATCGCGGCTTCCAGGGAAGTCTCGTTCAAGTCGACGCCAGTGGCGGGGCTGTTGTAGTTAACAGAGCCGTTGACCAGGGGGTGGCCAACACGAACGCTGCTGGAGTTGACGCCGCACAGGGAGACACCGTCGCCGCCCAGGAAGCTGCCGCTGAACGCATTGTTCAGAACGGAAGCGCCCTTGACTTGCTTGGTGTAAGCCATACCACGGGCCAGAGCCTTGGTGTAGCGGGCAGACAGGCTGTCATACAGATTGTCTTCCACTGCTTCTTCAGTGATGGAGAAGCCCAGAGCGATGGTCTCGTGGGTGTAGCGAGCGGTGAAAGCTTCCTGCGCATTGTCATAAGCAATGGCAGCGCCTTCGTTCTTGACCGGAGCAGCGCCGAAGCCGGCGAGCTTGGTTTCTTCTTCAAAGCTACGTTCCGATTTCTCGATGTCGTAGATTTCCTTGTGCTCTTCGCCGTAGCGAGCGTACTCCAAGCCGAACAAGGCGTTCAAGCCGGGCAGGAGTTCCTTAAGCAGTTGTGCGCGTGAAATAGCCATTATTTACTCCTTAGACGCCGGTGGCGAGGTAGTACGAATGCGTGCCTTGATTGAACTTCACCAGGAGTTCTGGGAAAGCATCAGTCTCGGTGCCAGCAACAACGCCAACAACGCGCATTGCCAAGGTGGCGGTCAGTGCCAAGGAAGCGCCGTTAACGCCAACAATGACGTTGACGCCAGAGTTACCGGTGGCAGCGCTACCAGCAGTGGCGAAGCCCAGAGCAGCGTTCTTACCGACTGCGCCAGCAGCGCCGTTGGTCAGCGAGCCGAAGGCAGCCGTACCTTGCACTTGGAACACCAGATCAGGATCGTCAGCAACAACAAGGAACACGTCGGTATAACCGCCGGTGATCGCGTTGGCAGGCAAGAACTGAGCGAAGGTGGGCTGCTTGGTGGCGGGGTTAACATAACGAACACCCAGGCAAACACCGACGATACCGCTGGTGGTGCCGGCGGTAGGGGTGGCTGCGATGGCTGCGGGGTTACCTGCCGAAGACAGTTGAATCACATCGCCGTTATAGATAGCGGCGGAGTTGTTGGTAGACAGCTTGATTTCGCGGGTAGAACCGGCGAAGGACTGCCCACCAATCAGGTTTACAGGCTTAAGCCCGTAGGGAGAAAGCGTCGAGGCCATATAAGACTCCTAGTTAAGTACCAGAACCAAAACCCCCGCCGCCACGGCTGGTCGAAGACTTCTTCTCCGAGAACAGCGGCATACGAGGATCGTTGTTTCGCATAAAGTTGTTGTCGACTGAGTCCACCTGCGCTTGGGCTTGGTTAGCATAGTAAGCGTCGCGTGCTTGCGCGCGTTCTTTGGCCATCTTGCAGAGCATGAGGCCGCCGATTTCGACGTTTCCTGTCTTGCTACCAAGCAACATCAGTTCAGGGTGGTCAGACGCCTTGACCGGTTCCCAACCTTCGCGCAACTTCTTAGACACGTTGGTAGGATCAGACTGTCCCAGAACGTGCGTCGCTACCCAGCGATACACATACCCAGGCTCAGGAGTAGGGTCAGGCAAGGTACTCGGGGGTGTGTACACCATACGAGCAGTTTTTTCGCGTGATGCCAGATCACGGGGTGTGCGGGAAGTTGCTTCAGCCATTTGATTTCTCCATTTTTGCGATTTCAGCCGCGTATTGCTGTGGGGTAAGACCGAACTTGCGTGCCAACGCAACCTGCGTGGACGTAAGCTGAATCTTTCTTGCACCAGTGGAGCGAGTCCCCGGCGCTACGACGGTTGCTGGCCGCTTGGATCCATCACCAGACTTTTGGTTATTGTCCGAGCCAAAGAAATCCGAAAACACCGAACGCATGCGAGCATCAATTTGCTCGAAGTACTCATCAGAGCGAGGGTCAACCCCCGAATTCACTAGTTTTTGATGCAGCCCTAGTGAGAAGCTGGTCATTTCCTCGTGCCCAGAAGCCCCAAACCACTGGTTTTTTGCCTGCCAGCGCAGAGTCTTGTCATCGACCTGGGGTGCCTGTTGCACTTGTTGAGGGATTTGTACCACTTCTTCTTGAGGCTGTAAAGCAACATGCTTTGCATATCTAGCCTGCTGAAGACGTAGTTTGGCATCCGACATTTCTTCCTGAGCCGAAATAATCGCATCAGTATCAAAAGCCTCGTGCGCGGCCTTCAATTTCTTACGTGCGTTATCCAGCTCCATCTCTGCGGCAGAACTCGCGGTCTCAGCGTACTGCTTGGCGCCTTCGTTGTACTGGGTCTTGAGTCGGCGGTTCTCGTCGATCAGCGCTTGGGCGATTCGTTCGAGTTCTTGCTTCTCGCGCTGGGTCGTTTCCTTGGCACGGCGCTCATCATGTCGTGCATGCGTAAGCTCTTTAATACGCTTCTTGACGCCGTCGGAGTACGCCTCCAGCTCATCATCAGACGGATCGCTGACTTCACGATCCAGCGGCTTGCGGCCACGGTCTTTCGCAGGAGTGTCGTCAACAATCTCGACTTCAAAGGAATCATCCGCTTCAACGGAGACCTTCTTGTCTTCTTCATCCGGGAACTTGTATTCTTCAGTCATGGTAGCTCCTTATGCAGCGCGGCTAATGCCGCGAGGATCGTCCACAACGGCGTCGATCTGGTCATCGTTGAGCAGACGGAACTCTTTGCCGTAGATCTTGAACCGGGTGCCAGAGTAGGTTCGAACAAGTACGAAGTCGCCTTCCTTACACCACGCGCCGGAAGGGAACTTGGCTGCATCCTTATATGCGTCGGGGCCTACCTTCAACACGAACATCACGGTCGTCGCATGCTCTTCAGACTTCATGAAAGACTCGGCCTTAACGATCGAGGAATTTTCAAACTTGTCTGAAACATCAGGAACTACGCACAGAAGTTTGTAGCCTGTAGGTTGGGGAACCTGCGTGGCCTTTTGCTCTTGCGGAGCATCTTCCGGCTTGTCGATGGGTTGAATCGGTTCGGGCAGGCTGACACCTGGGGGCAGAATGATATTACTCATCTGATTGCTCGACTTTCTCTAGCAAGGCCAGTAAATGGGATTCTGCGATCGCTAGGCCCTGAATCACGCCGCAGAGTTTCTGATATTCGTCAAACGACCGACAACCCCCTCCCGAGAGGTCGTCAGCGTAGTTATTCATGTCCGTGCGTAGCTTATCGCGCAGTACGCGTGCGAAGTCTTTCATCATGACGGACATTACTCCTTAGTAGTTTTCTTCTGTTGGCTCTGCATGGCGGCTTGACGCTCCTGTGCAGCGGCCTGTTGCTTGCTCTTGGCAATGTCGATCCCCATGCGCACGCCTTCGCGTTGTTGCTGGTCTTGCCGACTCTGCTGCTTGTGCTCGACGTCTTTGCTGATCTTGAGCATGTTGAGTTCGGACGTGTTCTCCATCTTCTCGCGCTCGATGTCGATGCGATCGGACTCAGCAGCCGCGTTGGCCTGCATCTGCTTTTCCTTGATGTCCAGCTCGCGGGAGCGAAGCTGCAGTTCTTGCTGCTGCATCTGCAGCACAGGATCCTGGGCTTGTTGCTGGGCTTGCTGTTGGGCAGCCATTGCTTGGTTCTGCTGCAGCAACTGCTGGGCAGCCTGGGCCATCATGCCGGACATGGCGATCTCAACTTCTGGTGGCAGCTTCTCGTCTTCTGGCGGCAGGGCCATACCGAGCTGTTGCTCGATCTTCTGACGGTAGCCGTAGCCTACGTGCTCGGCGATGTGTGCCTGCATGGCGGCCATCAATGCCTGTGCCTGGGGGTTCTGCCCCATAAGCTGCATGATTATCGGATCCTGCATTGCTGCCATGTGCACCTTGATGTGCGCCTCATGGTCCTGGTGCATGAACGCTTTGAGCGGCTTGCCCTTGAGCACGTTCATGTTCTCTGTCACGGGGTCGACAGGCTTCTTATCCTCGGGCAGGGCGACTAGCTTGTCGGCGTTTTTAATCCCAAGAACCTCCAACATGCCACGGTGGAGCTGGGGCAGGTCGTAGATCTGTGGGGCGCTCTGGGCAAGCTGGATGACTGCTTGGTACTGTACGACGCGCTGTGCCAGCGTGGTCGCGTTCGGGTCGGACACCGGGATGATATCGACATGCTTGAAGTCCTCTTTGCGTGCGGTCTGGCGACCTGTCTCGGGCTCGTAGCTATAGTCGGCCTCAGCGTAGTCGGCGATGATGTCCTTGAGCAGACCCAGCTCTTGCTTGAGCGCGTAGTGCACACGGGCCTGCACAGCCGACATGACCTTGAGCTGACGCTCCAGCAGTGCGAGGGTGGTGCCCACCGGAGCCTGGGCTGACATGTCGCTGATCTGCATGTCGGCGGTGGCAGCGAAGCGGCGGCCTTCTTCAACGATGGTGTTGAGCAGGTTGTACAGCGTGCCGCTAGGTTCTTTATAGGGCAGGGGCAGGATGCTGTCGCGCATCGCACCAGAGCCCACGTCCACGTCACGCCACTCGCCTGGAGCGATGGGGGTATCGTCACCCTTGATGCGCAGTCCGCGAGACTTCAAACCACCGGGCAGGTTAGACAGCGTACCTGCGTCCACCAACTGGCGCATGATGGACGTTGCCGACTTGGCGAAGCCGCCGATCAGGTGGAACAGCCCGAAGCCGTAGGGGCCGAAGCCTGGGATGTAGTTGTACTGGACGAAGTGTTGACGCTTGAGCTTGAGTTCGTCCTCTTCTTTCCAGTTCCTGCGGATAGACAGGACGGTGTTGGTGCCGCGAATAATCGTGATGACGTAGGGCAGCGCGATGCCGGTAGGCTCGCCGTCTTCCTCGTGCTCGAAGCCGGGCAAGTCCAGGTCAACGCAGCACTCATACAGGACAAAGCGCTCGTCGTTGATGTCGCTGAAGCCGGTCTCGTTGTCCTTGGCCTTCTGGATGTCGTCTTTAGTGTGTTCTGGCTCGCCAATCTCGGCTTCGCAGTAGAAACCAGCCTGCTGGAGCTTCAAAATCTCGTTCTTTGTCTTGCGCATAACGTGCGTTACGCGGTACGAAGAGCGTGCATCGGTGACGCCGTAGGGCAGCAAAATGTCTTCTGCGGGGATAAAAATGGACGTTTGACGGTCTAAACTGGGGTCAAAGTACACTTTTTTGAACGCACAGCCTGCGGCTGGCAAGTTCCACAGCATCCGCTCGTGTTCTGGCCGGAACTCCTGCATGCGCTCTGTGAGCTGGTAGTTCATGTCCTCAACGACACGTTCTGCGGCTTGTTTCTTCTCTGGCGTCTCTTTGCCGATGATCTTCGACTTGACCGGGCCTGCGGCTGGGAACGTCTCGGTGATGGTCTCGCTTTGGAAGCGCACCACAGCCTCGGTGATCATGGGGTGGAACACGCCGCAAGCGCCGTTCCAAGGCTCTGTACGTTCCTCGTACTTCAGACCCAAGAGCTTCAGGCCGTCGATGTAGGTCTGCTCCCAGTCCTTGCGGCTGCTGCGGTCGTCCTGGATGTCAGCGTCTAGCTCTGAGGCCAGTGCCTGCATCTTAGCCGCGTCCATGTACTCCGCGAGGTTAGCGTCGAAGTCCTCCGCGCTTGGCTCTTTGGGCTTGATGGTGAGGTCTAAGCCTCCAGCGTGGATGGACACTTCTTCGGGATCAACAATCTCGATCTCGATGGGCTCAGCGTCTTCTTGCTCTAGACCTTGCGGGGCTTGGTACAGGCCCTTGTCCATGAAATTAGTAGCCATAAGAACTCTTATCCTTAATAGTAAGCAGCAGATCGGCGACGAAAGAATTGGTCTTCGTCCTTCCTATCAGACGATAGCGACACAAACCCCCCGCGTCTATAGCGAGCCAAGGCCATCGACACGACGTCAACATAGTCATCGTGCTCTCCGTGAGGAAACTCCGCGCATTCGTTGATGACCTCGAACGCCCAGCGGTGGTCGGGTGCCCAGACGACTTTATCAAAGAGCATCGGTGCAACCGAGTTTACTCGCGCTCTCTTGTCGTTGGACACGCCTGCACCTGCGCGTGAGGGGCTGTACTCCTCAACAATCAAGTCCATCTGCCGAAGCTCCTGGATGAGCGGTGCTCCTGCAGCCTTCTTCTCGATCAGCAGACACTCGGGCTGCCACTCCTTGTACTCATCCAACGCTTTCTGTTTGAGCTGTGGGAACTCCCAGCGCCCCTTGATCGCGTTGAGCATGATGATCTCATGGCGGCTGGTCTCTTCGTTGAACCACACGCCCCAGGTGATGCATGCGCTGAAGTCATTGTGGCTCTTCGTGTCGTGCGCCGTGTCCCATACCTGGATCACAAACTCAACGTCCGGCGGCGTGTCCTTCTCCCATATCTGCCACCACTCGCGCTTGAGTATGGCCCCTTCTTCGGAGGTGGGCTCCTGCATGTACTGAGCGGCCCAGAACTGGGGCTGCATACCGGCCTTCTTGGCCAACAACTGCTCCACAGGCCACTGCTCAGGCCACAGGCTCTTACCAGACGGCAGGATGGCCGGGAACCGCACCTCAGTCCACGGTGTGCTGTTGGGGTTGTTCTCCGCCCAAGCCAGCGCCCGCCCGATCGGATCCTTCTTACCCCAGCGCGTGTTATGGCTTACCACGCCGTTAGCGATGAAGTTCTCAGTACGCTCCACTTCGATGTCAAAAACGGGTTCAAACCCATCTTCGACAATCTCAACAATCGCATCTGGCGTGGTAGCGTATGTACTCAGCCGCTGCAAGTAAACGCTCTTCTGTGTTTGCGTAGCCGACGGCCAAATTGCAGTGGTTGCAGAGCAACCCTCGTATACGTTTTGTGTCGTGGCAATGGTCAACGTAGAGTTTTGGTACTTGCCCTGCTCTTGAGTTTTTTTCTGTTGGCGGCTGCTTACATATTGCGCAACAGCCTCCTTGGGCCGCAAGCATGTCGTCATAAGTTTCCGTAGAAAGGCCGTACCGATATTTAAGATGGCTGCTGCGCTTTTGCTCAGCAGTGAGCCGGTGCTTTCCATCACGCCACGATTTTTTACCGTAGCAACTGTGGCACAACCCTTTTGCAGCGACGGGGCTGCTACACCCATCAACGGAGCACTCCACCCCTTTCCATCTACCCTTCCATCCGATAGGGTGTTTGTTAGCTGCTTGGGCTTTTGCCTTTGCTCGGGCTGCCGCCTCAGGAGTCGGTCGAGCCTTTCCTTCAGCCCATGCTTTGTTTTTGTAGCAGGTACTACACATCCCTTTGGCATGCCTTGGTCGCAAACATCCTTCGGTGGAACAGCTTTTACTAAGCAATCGCCCACCTTCAAGTCCCGCACTCTGATCCATGTCCTGACTCCGTCCCGATCTACAAGAAACGGATGTCTCTTGTTCGCACGGACAATTTTACCCGAAGTCGTTCTTATTTTGTAAACATAATCGGAACGATGCTCAATCCAATTCGTTACGCGGGAAGTGGCTATCTTTCCGGCGTCGTAAGTAGCTATCGCATCACCTACCTTGATGTGTTGCAGTTCTTTTTCGGAACCGTCCGCCATCAGCACGCGGGTCTCTGCCGTCATACAGCCGATCATTACTATTCGACCACCGGGCATCAGGCGCTGTAGAGGGCCGACCTGCATGTACTCCCAAGCGGTGGCAAACGCAGCGTCTGGGTTGGCCAGGACGGCCTGCTCTGAGACCAAGTCATCCACCACCAGCAAGTGCGCGCCGTGACCGGCTACGTTAGCGCCAATACCGATGGCCAGATACTTGCCCCCGGCGGTCGTTGTCCAGTTGTCAGCAGCGCTCTTGTCCTTGGAGACCGTCGTGTTGGGGAAGATCTCTTTGTACTTGTCGCTGTCGAGCAGATTCCTGACTTTACGCCCGAAGTCAGCGGAGAGCGCTGCCGTGTGGGTGGCCATCATGATGTGATGGTTGGGCATGTGCCCAAGGTACCAAGCTACAAATAGATAGGCGATCGTCTCCGACTTACCGAAGCGTGGGGGCATGCTGACCGTTAGCCGCGTTTCTACACCGTCGCGCGCCTTGTGCAACAACGGCTTCATATAGCGGTGGTGCGGGCCCTCTTTCCAATCCGGGTAGATGTGCGCGCAGAACGCGAGAAAGTCCTCACGGCAGCGTTTTAGCCGCTTCTTATGCTCAAGCGTCTCCAGCTCCTGCAACAGGGCTTCTTTCTCTGCCAGCGGCATGTCTGGCAGGCTGGCCACCAGCGAAGCGATTGCTTCAGAAGAGAGTTCTTCAAGCATCTCGGCGCTCGACCACTTGCCCGATCTCTGCGTCGATGGACTTCACATCGATAACTTCTGCGGGCGTGGTGTTGGATGGAATGGCGGTGATGAACTTAGATAAGCGCTCGCGCAAGCGGCTCTCAATCTCTTCCTCGCTGGCGTCCTTCTTGGTGACTTCGATGCGCTCTGTGAAGAGTGCGACCTCCGTGACGTTGCCTAGCATCTGCAAGGCTTTCAGCCGGACGTTAGCGTTGGGGTTGTTCGTCTCTTCAACGATTCTGGCTACGCAATATCCACGAAGCTCTTTTGCTTGGTGGATGAAGTCCCAGTCATAAGCGGTCAGCATACCTGTGAGGTGCTGCACTGCGGCGGGTGTCTTAATAGAGACAAGCGCTTTCTTCTGTGCGTTGCTGTCGGCGTCGAAGTTCAACGCTTTGAACGCTTCTCTGGCAACTTTCTGCTCGGCCTTGGCGTCTACATCAGCGTCGGAAGGGGCTCCTAGCTCTTCAAGCCACTTTGCGGTCTCCAGTTGCGCGTCAAGCACAGCGCTAACCTCCGCAGTCTCAAGCGGTATGAATTTGCCAGGCGGTGATATTTCCGGCTCGAAGTGCACCAAGTTCTCAAACATTTTCATATGCGTAGATGACAGATTTGCCCTCTCGTTGGTTGCAGTGTACATTTACTTTGTGCTAAGTGCACATCCCTCCTGTTAGTTCATGTTTTGTCTCCTCGTTTTGCCCGCGACCCAGCGGGCATTTTTTCGCCTGGGCTTGTTACAACTTTGACAAGTGTTCGTGCAAAATTTTTATAGTGGGGGTGGGGGGTCTAATTATTCGTTTTGCAAACCTCAAGAGCAAAACGCGAACCTCAACGGTATTAGCTAAATTGGCATAACACACAACGCGCCAAATTTTTATAGTGGCCGTTACTTAAACAGTCGTAGCACACAACACGCGGTCGTTACTTAAATAGCCATTGCCCACAACACGCGGTCGTTACTTAAACAGTCGTAGCACACAACACGCGGTCGTTACTTAAATTGGCATAATTGTACAGCGTGGTTGTGAAATACTGTTCCTGCCAAACTCCCCTGCCCTCGTCGCTCAGCGGTGGGGCCGGGTACGGTGGGGTCGCGCCTGGGTCAAATGGCTGGAATCGCTCTGCCGTCTCATGGCTTGGCTTGGCTTGGCTTGGCTTGGCTTGGCTTGGCTTGGCTTGGCTTGGCTTGGCTTGGCTTGGCTTGGCTTGGCTTGGCGCAGCATAGGCATTTAGCTAAGTAGCTAATTAGGCAATAGGGTAGGGCCACGCAAGCCGATCAACCCCGAACCCCCGACGTTAAATAGTTAACGAACTATTTATTCACTGTTACAAATAAACTGTTGACCGATCCTTTTATTAGGCGTATGATCTATTCCATGCTGTAAGGGTTTTCGGAGCGACGCGTGGAAGGCTGGGGGTGTCAGGGGTTCGACACCACACCACGCGAAGCAAAACGAAAATTCTGACAATTGTCTGAAAACTTAACCATCCTTCTGTGGAGACACCACTATGACCAAGCCCATCCTGTTCCCTGCCGTCGAAAACAACACCCCCAAAGCCCTCCGCACCTGTGGCCACGATGCTCACATGGCTAGCCTTGACGGCGCAAAATGGGACTACAAAGCGACTGTTAAGAGAGCACTTCAGTGCATGGACACTGCCGAATTGGTGCGGGATAAACTCGCGGGGTTCTTTGTCGGTCAGACTCCCGAGGCTGTGCGCGATATGCTCCTCCCCGAGGTTGCGGCTTACTATGGGTGCCCGTGGAAAACAGCGAAGAGTAGCGGCAAAAAAATGCTCTCTTCTTCTGCACCCTCTAGCATGCGCGCAGGTAAGGCATTGGATCGTCTCGTTAACGTCATTGTTGGTGAGCAATCAGACCACGCGGCGGCGGTTGAAGAAGCCGCAGAAGAGCCCACAGAGGGCGCAGCCGAGGCAGAAGCTACCCCCGAGGCATCCCCTGAGCAAGTCGCAGCTATGTTGCAGTTGATTCAAACGTACGGGCTGGATCGTAAGCTTGCGAACAAAGCATTGTCGAAGGCTTTCGCGACTATCAAGGCATCGAAGTAAACACCCCCGGGGGCGAAGGCCCCCGCACCCCACCAGAGGCACAACATGACACTAGAACACCTACAGACTTTCGTCCGCTCGAACGGTTACGCATGGCCGGGGGGCTACCAAATGGCCCTACTAATGGCCGATGGGGAGGTTATCGACGCACAGAGCACGCGTGAGAATTACCGCCTTGTGCGGCGTGCTATGCAAAGCCCCGGCAGTGACAGGGCATGGGAGCCCCGCGAAGTGTTCATTCACTGGGAGGGTGCGCCGATAGAGTGTGCACACTCGGGCCGATCCATCCCTGCAGCCTACGGTGAGGAGGGCGCAGAATGACCCGCGCCGATGTTCTCTTTGCGCTCTTTTTAGGCGCACTCGCCGGGTACGTTTTCGCGCAGTACCTCTAGCCTTACCCCCCCCACAGCCCTCACGCACCCCGTGAGGGCTTTTTCGTGCCCACAAATTTTTCAGACAACACGTCTGAATTTTCACACTATGCACACTCAAATAAACAGCTACCTCACGTTTTTACTGAACACCGAACACGCCCCCTATCGCGTGGCCCTCATCCTCACTGCCGCACGATTTCGCACCTACCCCCACGTCGTTGAACGAATTTTCTACCGCGGAAAATGAACACTGGTTGGAAACGCCCAGCCCCTTCGAGCTTTTTAATCAAAACTGCCTAATAAAGAGGCATCAAAGCTGTTTATTCATTTTTACAACTTACAATCCTGAAAAAAGATCGTCAAGCGGTCCCCGCCAACCCGCATGAATGCTAGCGCCAGGGGGTGACTGGCTTTGCGGCCCTATATATATCTACTATTAAAAGAGTTTTATATATATGTCGCTTTTTTTGTCTCTTTTTCCTTTCCTTTCCTTTGCGCTTGTTTTTTCCTTAAAAAAACTTCTGTTTTTTTACTTTGCTTATTTGTTCCGGAAAACGTCGGACGGTAGGCCAGTACCCCCTCAAACCCGCATGAATGCTTGCTCTCCGAGGATTTGCTCAGGATATCCGAAGTGGCGTAAAACGAAATAAATTGCCAGTAGGGGGGGGTAGCCATTTACGAAAACCCCGCCAACCCGCATGAATCCTAGCGCTCCGCTTTCTTGCTGTTTTTAGTGTCAAACGAAATTAAAATGCCAGACCCCCCGCTAACCCGCATGAATGCTTGCTCTCCTCAATTTTACTCACAACCTTCCAATCTTTTAAGAGCCGTTTTTGTTGCTAAAATACAACACAAATAGTTGAAATAAACTGTTGACCTACAGTTTATTCCGTGGCACAATCTCTACATCGAATCAAAACACGAAAGGAAAACGTCATGAAAATCAAGCCTGAACACTTCGAAATGCTGCGCGCAGCCGTAGGCAAGCACAACACGGCATTCCATCGTGAACGCTACAAAGCCGCCGAATTGAGTGACAAGCGTTATCGGTGGGACTTGCTCTATCACGCGCAGCGCATAGGCGCACTGCCTGAACACTTTATATGCGACACAATCTACCCCTACGCCAACGATGAACACATCGATACCGCCCTTCGTCGTCTAATTCCCACGCTCTACCCGCACTAAAATTTCAGACAATTGTCTGAAAATTAAAAAATTATCTATCAACCACCCACCACCAACAAAGGAACCGCATCATGGCTACGTACAACGGGCATAAAAACTGGAATCACTGGAACGTCTCTCTGTGGATCAACAACGACTACGGCCTGTACCAAGCCGCGCTTGATCACGTTCGCAATTGCTCAGGTGGGCGCGAGAAAGCGGCCAGCAACATGCTCGACGAATTAAACGATCAAGGCATCACCCACACGCCTGACGGCGCGCCGTACAGCGTGACCGCCATCCGCGCCGCAATGGTCGGCATGTAACGCACGAATAAACTCTTACTAACAGGAGAATCGTCATGACAACACTCGCACAGCAAGTTAAAGACATCATCGACACGCAATGCCCTGAAGCGTTCTCTCTTTATGCGGGTTATGGGATGAACGCTGGCGAATACGTACGTTTCCCGGGGGGTGTGATGTTGAATGAAAAGCGCAACGAGAAGGGCCGCTGCACAAAGGCTGTATACACCTACGCCGATGGATCAACGCTCATGTTTTCGTGGTCAGACGCCCATGGGTGGGCGCTTCGCACCAAGTAACCCGCAGTAAAAATTCAGACACGTTGTCTGAAATTTAAAAAGGTACCCACCCCCAACCAAGCACAAAGGGACTGCAATGCAATCACTTCTAGGCTTCTGGATATTCCTCCGCCAAGGCACCTACCTAAACGCCCCTTACGCAGTGTTCTACGCCGATGACGGCTTCGGCAATCTCACCCCCTCCCCCTGCCCCACGCACGTCATCAACGACATCAAGACCGCTTAACCCACCCCCACCCAGCCCTCAACCAACCGGAGAATCACCATGACCAACGCAAGCAACACCCTCGCCACACTCCTCGACGACATCATTGACACCCGCGACTTGATCGAACGCGCTGAGGCGCTAGAGGTTGAATGTGACGGCATTGGAGAGGAAGAGTGCACAGAGCTAGTAGCCATCCGCGCCATTCTCAGCAGCATCAAGGGCCTCGGTGGTGACGCGCAATGGCGCGGCGACTGGTACCCCCTCACGCTCATTCACGAGCGTTACTTCACCACCTATACGCAAGAACTCCTCGAAAATACGGGGATCATTCCAATAAACTTCCCCGCCTGGATCGCCATCGACTGGGAGCGCACCGCCGAGGCTGTGCAGGAAGACTACACGCCCATCGACATCGACGGCCACACGTACTGGACCCGCTGAACACAACACCCCACAACCAACCGGAGCACCTACACATGACACGCGAAAAACTAGCCGCTATTTATCTTGACTGGGTAAACAACTACCTCACCGTAGAACGCTTCGCGGAGCATCACGGGCTGTATGAATCCGAAGCCCAGGCGCTGATAGCGCTGGCCCGTCAATGTTTCGAACAGTCACACCCAGAGGCTTAAATCATGACCAGCATCACCACCACGCACGAAACATGGCTCGCTTGGGTCGACGGCAACGAAGCCGAGACCATTGAGTTCACTATCCCCGCTGACGCTATCACGTTCGACGTTGCGCAAGCCGGCGCTGACGCGCTGGGGATCGACATATGCGAAGCCTTGAACGTAAAGAGGAAATAAACACCATGACCTTCGAATTCCAGAACACGCTTCACACCACCCCCGCCGCAATGTGCGCCCACATTGCATATTCATATATGACTGCTGACGGTAAGAACGATCAGCAAGACCTCACGAGTTGGATCGACTACCGCACAAAACACCACGCCGATGCCGCTGAACACTTCGCCGATGAATGCATAGAGGAGTGGAACCTGTGCGATCAGTGGCTAGCCGACCGCCGCATCACGCGGGAAGACATCCTCCACGCCATCGAGCATTTCATACGCTACCGCCCCGATCAGGTGTTCAGCGACGAAGAGCTACGCGAGGCAGAGCGCGACTATCAGAACGACATCGATGCAAAAGATCAGCTAGAGCGCCGCGCCTTCGCTGCCGATGGCACCCTCGGCTAAAGCCGACCAGTGTTAACCCACGCACAAACCGCGCACAAACCGCGCACAAACCGCACAAGGAACAAACCATGGACGCAATGATCGTCAACACAACCGACACCTCTAGCCTTAACGCGCTCATCACGCTAGCCCTCAAGCAGACGATCCAGCAAGCCGTCGACGCTGCGATAAAAGACAAGCTCGACGACCTCGACGCCGACACCGCGAGCGTAGCGGCCCACCTGGGCCAGCGCATAACCGACTTAGACCGCTTTACTATGGGCCTCGACCGTTCGCTAGTAACTAGCATCGGTGATCAGTTGAGCGTTAACACGCAGATGCAAGCCCGCATCCTTGCCCTGGAGAAGCGTCTCGACACCCTCAGCTTGATAAACACAGCACAGGAAGACGCACTTAACGCTCGCATACAGGTGTTGGAAGACGAAGTAGGCCGCCTGCAGCACGCCCACGAAGTTCAGAAGCAAGAACGCGACGACACGATCGCTGACATTGTGGACACCCGCCTAGAAATGGCACTCGAAGATATCGACCTCACCGAACAGGTGCGTAACGTATTGGCCGATGCAACCATCACGATATAAACAGCACTCAACGCACGCCACACCCCCACCCGCACCATCATGACCACCAAAATCCCCTACCCAGCAAGACGCAATTACCTGTGGGCCTACCCCGACGAAGTTCACACATATGAACAGGCCCGAGATCTTTTCGCCCGCATGCGCAGGCAAGCCCCCGAGACCGACAACCCCGCTCGGTTCAAAGCCCTCACGCTCGCACTAGAGGCACTCGCACACCTGAGCCACCACCAGGGGGTGGAGGCGTTCCCCGGCCCGAAACTGCACAAGCTCTTATGCAAGAGCGCCTTAGCCGCTGACTGGTGCCCCGATCTAGGCGCTAAACAGCGCGAGGCATGCGCGCAGCCTGTCGAGGGTAGCCCGGACATGTACAGGTGTCCCAAGTGTCGCGAGATTAAGCCCCTGGCCGACTTCCTCAAACCTGTGAGCACCGCACAGCGCACGCTCTGGGGATGGGACAACGCACACTCAGCACGCACCACCAAGGCCAAGACATGCAAGACCTGCCGCAACAAGGCACAGCAGAGCGCCGCCCGCAAGAGTGACCGAGCCGCTGCCAAACAAGCCCGCGCTGCGTTCGAGAAGGCGGTCAAGAACGGTGTCCTGAGCACCGCTGTGGACGACCCCGAGATGTTGTCTAAAGTGTTCGACTACTGGCAGACCGTGTTCAAGACAACCGTGCGCAGCAGCACCCTGTCACGGCAGAAGATAGCCGGCAGTACGAACCCCCACGCATCCACCCTGGCGTTTTACGACCTCAAGGTGGCCCTGCTCACGCTAGCCCAGGAACGCTTCGACATCGCAGCCGATGCCGGACAGCTCGCCCCTTACATCGTGCCCGCCCCTCACTGGACGCTGTTCTTGACCCCCGAGGAACTGGCCGCCATCCAGACCGCACACGTGACCATGACCGCCGAGCGCCGCGATGAACTCGTGCGTGGCCGCACGCCCTCTATATAAGACAGGAGAATCATGTGGCAACCAAACCCCCATCCACTACGCTCCCCCAGTGCGACTGCCTGAACGACTGCGGGGATGACCCACGCATAGACCGAGGCACAGCAAGGCCATGTCAGGTACACATCAACCACATGCGCGCCAAGCACCTTCACGCTGCAAGCGAAGACCTTCTGGCCGCGCTGCAAGCACTAGTTAAAGACCAACGCGATGCCAGCCTGCCAGTACTAGCCCAAGCACGCGCAGCCATAGCCAAAGCCCAAGGAAAAACGATATGAACACCCAGCAAAACAAACACAACACCCGTCTCTATGCCGCCGTTGCGGCTCACCTGCTCATGGCCCTGGGCTGGGGCAACCTGCTGTTCATTGGCCTCGACAACACCGCCAACAACACAACCATTTCAACAGTCGCACTACTGACCGGCAGCGCCTTGGCTGCCATACAGATACTGGCCCTGCTGCACGACTACCGCGATACAGCCAACGGCCTCGATGACCCAGAGACCAAATGGTGATTGCCAAGACGCTCAGAACTACGATATAGTGACCGTAATCCAGTCGGTTTACTGGTGTGCCGTAACCAAGGGGGGTGTTATGAATGATCAAGATATGTCTTCGAAGCCGAAGCCGGAGCGGTTCCCGGACGACTCGCGTGATGGACCGTGGGGTGTGGGCAGTGTGGGGATGGACTGGTGGGTGATCCACCGCGATACGCTGGAGTCCAAGAGCATCGGGACGATCGGCAAGCCGGCGATGTTCGCCCGCGCATTAGAAGAGGCATCCAGGCGCAACGCTCTAGTGCCCACCCCTTTGCCCC